TAAGATGCCCTTAGAGACCTGTCAGATGCTTGCAATCGTATGTTCTGATAAATGGGGTCACGGATTTGGTAATCTTCCTAAGGCAGATGGAACTCCATATGCAACTGAGAAGGGAGCATTTCGTAATCATCCCTGTACCAAGTGGGCGAATGAATTTGTAACCAATTGGCAGTGGTTGCTTGTTCATGGACTTGCTATGTGTGAAGAGTACACTGCTCGCTACGGTAAGGTTCACACCTGCCACAAGACCCTCCTAGCAGCAAAGGAGATACTTCCTACAGCAGATCCACAAGGTCGCAGTGGGAAGGGTCCAACGCCATTTGTATTTGCTGGACCTGACGAGTTTAAGTTAGATTCTTCAATATCCATCTTTGACAAATATAAGATGTATATTTCATCTAAACCATGGGTATGTGATAATTATCTTCGTATCCCTGACCGCAAACCAGAGTGGATTTGACTATGTTTATTGATTATGATAAGCAAGTTGATGTACCGTATGAAGTTCTTCAATATTGTGATATTTTCACTCGCGGTTCAGACCGTAATGATTTACGTTATGCTGACTGTGTTTACATGAACTTGGGTTATTATGGTAATGATCTAGAAGATCTTAAGGAAATGCGGAAACGTATTGTGCCTGTCTTTGAATAACTAATTTTCTATTATTATGAGCGACTTTATTTGGGTTGAAAAGTATCGCCCGAAGACTATTGAAGAATGTATTCTTCCAGAGAGTACTAAAAAGACCTTTCAATCTTTCCTAGATAAGGGAGAGATTCCTAATATGTTACTTGCTGGTCCTCCAGGCATCGGCAAAACAACAGTAGCAAAGGCACTCTGTAATGAACTTGGAGTAGATGTATATGTCATCAATGGATCCGATGAGGGACGCTTCCTCGATACTGTCAGAAACAATGCGAAGAACTTCGCTTCGACCGTATCGCTTACGTCAGATTCTAAACACAAAGTCATTATCATTGACGAAGCTGACAACACATCCAACGATGTACAACTCCTCTTACGGGCGTTTATTGAGGAGTTCGCTGGCAATTGTAGATTTATCTTTACCTGTAACTACAAAAACAAAATTCTCGAACCACTCCACTCCCGTTGTGCCGTCGTGGAATTTGGAATCAAAGGAAAAGATCGACAATCAATCGCAGCACAGTTCTTCAAGCGACTCCAAGAAATCTTGGGTGCTGAAGGCGTACAATACGAACCCAAAGTACTTGTTGAACTCATTAACAAGCACTTCCCAGATTGGAGAAGAGTCCTCAATGAAATCCAAAGATACTCTGTCAGTGGCAAAATTGATTCGGGAATTCTTGCAACGTTTTCGGATGTCGCAGTAAATGAACTTGTCAAGAACCTTAAGGAGAAGAACTTTGCAGAGGTTCGTAAGTGGATCGTTTCTAATCTGGACAATGATACTACTGTACTTATGCGTCGTATTTACGATGCTTGTTATTCATCCCTTACAAACTCTACTGTTCCTGCTGCTGTGCTCATTATTGCTAAGTATCAGTATCAGGCAGCATTCGTTGCCGACCAAGAAATAAATATGCTTGCTTGTCTAACTGAGATTATGGTTGAGTGTGAATTCAAGTGAATAAAAATGAACTTGAAGAACTTAGATATGATGTAGCACATCATCTACTTAGTAAAATGAGTGCAGGTTCTCAATTTCAATATGCTTTAGATAAGATGCTTGAACTATGTCAAGATTACTCAGAGAAAGAACTAAAAGGGTTGTTACCTAAATCAAAGAAAAAGAGTAAAGGTGGAGGATTTTAATGCCACATGAATTTGACCCTTGTGAAGCACCTATAGAAGGTGAAGTTGACAAGTGGGGGTTTACAATCAAACCCTCAATCTCTGATACTGCTGCCACTCTTATCTGCTTAAGGAATGCTCCTTGTGGTACAGATAAGAAACAAATTGAACGATTAATTAATGAATTTGAATCTAAAAAATGAACTGTAAACTAATTCGTATCGTAACTGGTGAAGAAATAATTGCAGAGGTTCTCTCTGAAACTGATGATACTATTACCGTTCAAAATGGTTTGGTAGTTCTTCCTAGTGCTCAGGGTGTTGGATTTGCTCCTTGGGCAACAGTTATCAGTAAAGATGAACCTGAGATTGAAATGTCTAAAAACCACATTGTATATGTGGTGGCACTTCAAGATGATGTTTCTAAAAAGTACAATGAAATGTTTGGAAGTAAACTAATTACTCCAGATACTAAAAAATTGATTGTTTAATTATGAAAACTAAAGTTAAAGCACAAGTTAAATCCAGATGGTACTACATCTTCTGGGGAACCGCTACAGTTTCTGTAGTTCTTGGACAGTTGTATGTTGGTACTGGTTATCGTTTATTGAGTGGAAGTATGAATGAACTCATCAATAAGGTTGATGGAGTTTTACTTCACGAGGGTGGCGATCTTAATGAATCTAATCCTTTTGATGGTTATCTATGAGTTTTATAAAAACCGACAAAAGTACTTTAGTTGAACCAAAGGTAAAAACCACTCCTCAAAATGTGGCAGAAGCAAACCATAGTTTATTTCGTGCTACAATGAATTTACCTAATGCTGCAAAACATTGTGGTATGACTGAGAAGGAAATGAAATTAACCTTCTGGGAATTTTTGAAATACAACAAACCTGATTATGAAATCTCTCAAGACTCCCCTCAGATATCCAGGGGGTAAATCCCGTGCCTGTACAAAACTAGATCAATACATTCCTAATCTTGATGGGTATAGTGAATATCGTGAACCTTTTTTAGGTGGCGGTAGTGTTGCAATTCACATTACTAAAAAGTATCCACATCTTGACGTGTGGGTAAATGATCTGTATGAACCTCTCTATAACTTTTGGAGAGTTCTCCAGGATGATGGGCATAACCTATATAAGAAACTTCAGGAACTTAAATCTAGATATCCTGATCCTATTTCTGCAAAAGGTCTTTTCCTTGAATCAAAGGAGTATTTAAATGATGAATCCAATAATGACGCTTTATGGCGTGCTGTCAGTTTTTATACTATCAATAAGTGTTCTTTTTCTGGTCTCACCGAGTCATCCTCCTTCAGCAAACAAGCAAGTGACTCCAACTTCTCAATGCGAGGAATTGAAAAACTCCCAGGATACACAAAGATAATTGAGAACTGGAAGATCACCAATCTCAGTTATGAGCAACTTCTTACTGATAATAAAAACATTTTTACTTACTTAGATCCACCATATGAGATTGGTTCTAATCTATATGGTAAGAAAGGAAGTATGCATAGTGGATTTAATCACGATCACTTTGCTGTCAAGTGTGACCGATTTGTTGGTCCTCAACTTATATCCTATAATTCATCTCAACTTATCAAAGATAGATTTGATGGATGGCAAACAGGTGAATTTGATTTAACATATACTATGCGATCTGTTGGTGAGTATATGCGTGAACAAAAAGATCGTAAGGAACTTTTACTTTTTAATTATGGAACTAAAGGATTGGTTGAATAGTATTAATCAGACTAAAGAAAATCTGATTGATGAAGATCCATCTCTCGAAAAAGAATATCCTCCTTATATTATTAACCGTTGTTTTTCGGGTCATCTCGATGCGATTATGTTCGCTAATGAGATGAACCAGTATCATTTTCTTCCAAAGAAACTTCAATATGATTTTTATCTAAATACTTTGAGGAAAAAGAAGAGGTTTTCTCCCTGGCTCCGACAAGATAAGATCAAAGATCTTGATTATGTCAAACGTTATTATGGTTATAGTAATGAAAAGGCAAAACAAGCTTTGAAAATTCTCACAGAAGAACAACTTAACGTTATTAAATCAAAATTTGATATTGGAGGAAAAAGATGAGCGTGGTTCAAGAACCCGAAGTGAAGTGGACACCTGAACAAATGGTTGAAGTGGTTCTTAATGAACCAGATGACTTTTTGAAAGTGCGTGAGACTTTGACTAGAATCGGAGTGGCATCAAGGAAAGA